AGAAAATGTTATGTATTTAACCTTAGCTTCAGCAGCCATGCCTTTTATGTATTTTAAGGCATTTTCGACAACATCATAACTATTTTCTAACGAATAAGCAGCCCATAGATGCATAGTCTCACCTTGTGGTTGCAGGACAAAGAAGCCAGCGTAGTGGTTATTCTCTATCAGTACAAACAACAGACTCTTTTGATTGAAACAGTCCGTATATACATCCTCAATAATCCAGTTTTCTGGACTCCTGCTTTTAATTTTCTCTAAGCCAGTTCTTACACTAGCCCACCAATTACGTAATTCCTGCGGAGCAATATATCTATACTCCATTAACCCACCACAATATAGCCATACGTTTTATTCGCCGTGTTATTAGACCAATGTGTCAGAGTAGCACTTCCTATGGTTTGGCTACTAACATATACATTAGTAGAAGCATTAGGAGAAATATAATTTAATGTCGTAATAAGTGATGCTGTACTCGGTCTAGTCGGACTAGTCTGAGTTCCAAAATGCTGCAAGCTAATAGCCGCATTAGTAGCTGACCAATAAATCTCGATATAGTCTCCAGCAGACAACTCTAGGAAATAGTTCCAACCTGCAATAGTATGACCATTAACTCCACCATGACTATTAGGAACCGATATAAAGCCTGTCGATCCTGTAATGTCTGTTCCGTTCTTTCTTAACCAAACGCTAACATCATGCAACTGATTATCAGTATTCTGAAACTGACCTGACCATTGCAGATTGTAAATGCCAGTATTCCTGACATTCATCCGTGAGCTATTCGACAGATATACCGCATTGGAGTAGTCAGTAGTATCCAACGTCATCGCTGTAGCAGTATTAGCCGTTATAGACTGGTCTACGAGGCTCTGAAACGCTCCATAAGGCATCGAATCAGTGTAAGCAGCAGCAGATACAGGTACTAGGAAAATTAAGCTCTCCTTGCCTATACGACCGTCATACAGCGTTGTCGTTGTGGTATTACCAGTCGCTAAAGTAATCGTTCCAGTATTGTTCGTCTTACCGTCCATGATTCCACGGACAACCTCAGATACAGCACGCTCATCAGCACCGAATACAGGTAGAGTACGAAACTGTACTGATCTAGTCATCGATTGCCTTGCTGAGTAATTTCAATCTCACAACCTACAATAGTTTCCCAATTAGCATTAGTAGGAGTTACCTTAATACGATGGTAATTACCGTTAGCTCTCAATGGCACTCGGTTGTCTGAGTCTGGTGTAGCTGTTGTTCCGAATTCAACGCTATCTGACAATAGTTTTCTACTGGCAACTGAGACTGACGCGATTCCATTATCGATAATAGGTTTTGCCAATGTGATAATAGAACGTCCAATGTCAATGTCTCCAGAAGTAATGTATGCAGCTTGCAATGCACCAGAGAAAACTACAATTCTCTGATTTCTAACACCAACGAATATAAGCTGACCACCAGCCCAAGTACGTGAATCTAACGGTATCTGCTCTGCCGTGTTATCGATACTTGGCAATGTGATTGTGCAATTTGACGTAGTAATAGTCGCACCAGTTGCCGCAGTAAATGTAAATGTATTTGCACCAGTTCTTGTTACTTGGAATGTTCCATCTACTCCAGCACCAGATGTAGCATCAAATAATACATAACCATTAGTCTCTAACCCATGATCCGTAACGGTAACAGTAACAGTAGTGCTACTTTGTGTATACGTACCAGTTTTCTGGTTTGTAGTATCAAAATAGTAAATGTCTAACTGCTCAAGTGTGGCACTAGGTGTCAAACCATACGCTAAGAAGTTAACGTCAGTTAAACCATACGACCACTTATCTAAATCGATAGAGTAATACAGCAAGAATCTGCGACCGAAGTTATTCTTAAAGTTCCAAATGACTAATTTACGTACTGGATCAATAGTCGCACTCATACCAGTCTGAATTTCGCTCAAACTGACATTATCAAAGAACCAACGATTAACCTTTTCTAGTCCGATGTTCTTAACTGACTTGCCATCGCACATATAAAAGCCATCATCAGCTAGAAAGTACGTTAAATTCCCAAATTGAGCGATAGAACCGTTAGACATACAGCCTAAAGTCCTAGAAATAGCGTCAAATTGGAAGAAAAACGGACTACCTGCATACGACATACGATAAATAGCACGTTCTAAGAAGATTAGACCGTATTCACCACCCGCTAGACCTGTAATGTCACCGCCATCAGGCACTATCTGAGAGTCAGACTGAGAAGCAGCACCCGGAGTCCAGTCAGTCTCGTCATTAATATCTGACCAGTAGACCTTGTTCTCCTCACCACCTACGTTAGCCGCTACAACAAAGTCACGCACTACCGTTACAAATTTAGCAGCAGGAGCAGCAGCAGCCAAGTCAGCAAAATACGTCGATGATCCTAAATCATAAGCCTGTAACTGGTCTGCACCATTAGCTAGAATCATCTTAGAGCCAAACTGAGTAATATCCCATGACTCAACAGTAGAATAGCCAGTAGTGGTTAAGGCATCTAAGCCAGTATTACTAGGGTTAAACTTGTAAATCTGTGTAGCACCAGCAGCAAATAGCGTAGACGCACCAGAAAACTTACCCGCAAATGCTACTAATAAGTTCTGACCTGCATTAGATGAGTAATCTACAGCCTCACGTAACGGAGCATAGCCATTAGTAACTGGATAACAATTATAGGCATCAGTTACAGCACCAGTAACACCCGGCTGATCTGGCAACCACTCACCAAAAATAATCTTTTGCTTTGCCATTACTGTTTAGCCCAAGTAGTTGATTCTGGAGTTACTACAGTCCATTGATAACCAATAACATCACCAATAGCACCCACATCTGCATTGGCTGTAATAGCAGCAGAACTAGAAAATACTGAGCTACCATTTGCATTAACAGTAGCTAGACCATTAATAGAAGCAGCACCGACAGTTACAAATGTAGCGTTAGCCGTTACCGTAGCTAAACCAGTAATACTTGCTCGTATAGCCGGAGAAGAATCACCGATAGCCGTTACAGTAGCCGTACCTGTAATGCTTGCTATACCGCCATATATTGCTAATCCTGATGCCAATACCGTTACGTTACCGATAATGGACGCACTAATACCTTCGTTCTCACAATAGCCAGAATCCCAATAGCCAGCGACAACGTATAGATCAGGAGAGCTTAGGTCATCTTCACCGTAGCCCTGAATCCAGTAATCAAAATCGACATAATTGTTAGCCATTACAGTCCGCTAATTTGCTCTGACGTTAACGCCCCAAAATCAGACGAAGTAATTGTATTAATTTGCAAAGATTCTAAAACAGATATATCTGAAACTTCAGGCAATACATACTCAACCCATTGCTCTTGAGATTGACTCCACGACCAATTGCCCTCTGGCTTAGGATCACGAATAACCCAGCCCGGTGGATACCACCACACTACCTCTTTGCCTTCAGGACAAGCTGGCTCATCAGGCACTTCAATCCAACCTTCTGTGCCATCAGTCTCAGGCTTAGGTATAGAACCATTTTTAGAATACATAAGTCACCTATTGGAGAGGGAAGGCTGCGGTTGGTAGAGTGAATGAAGCACTACTGTATCTTGCATAACCTTTGGTTATTCTTAAATCATCTATGTATGCTGGCAAATTAGCTGCATTATCAAAACCACACCCAATAGAAACTCTACCCAAGCAATTAATTGCAGATGAATATGTTGCCGTAACATCTCTAGTACCATTTAGATAAATAGCAAGTGTAGTTCCATATCTAACAAATGCTATATGAGTCCATGTATTTGCACTAATTGAAGTAGAACTAGTAATCCTGTCAGCTCCACCAGAATAAATAGCAAGTTTGCTGCCTGAAGTTATGTATGGCGTATATCCAGTATCACTGCCTGATGCGCGTGTATCCATAATAACTTTGTCGCTACCAGTTACAGATGTTGGATATATCCACATTTCAATTGTAAATTCACCAGTACCAAAATCGTATAGATTTGAATTTGGACGCAATAAATAATCACCAGAACCATCTAAATAAATAGATGTACTACCCCACTTAGCCTGTGTCGTGCTTACCTGTGCATTGCCTACAGTCTCTAATACATTCTTAGCAGTAGAGTCGAAGATGCCGGTATTAGTAGCAGATAATAAAAACTTTGTACCAGTAACAGCAGTTAATGGTGCTGTTGGTACAGTAAGCGTTGTGGATGATGGGTTGTATACAGAGCTTCCAACAACAAGGCGAACATTTGAAATATAACCTGTAGCATCTTGACCACCATCTGGGTTACGACCTACAGTAATACCAGTTGTATTCGGTATGGACGTTGAATCTGTTTTTGTGTTGACTCTCACGCCATTCAAATACAAAGACATGGTTGATCCACTACGGCAAACACAACCATGCGTCCATTGATTAGGAACTGGAGTATAGGAATAACTTATAGAAGTTGATCCACTTGCATAATAAAAAATAAAGTTTGATGAGTTGTATTGCAAAATCCAATCAGTAACGCCGCCGCCCCATTGGCAAAACGGAGTTGCCGAAGTTTGAGTAGATGTTTGGTAGTAAAACCATTCAATACAAAAATCACTTGTGCCAATAGCTAAATTTGCGTTTGAACTTGTAGTTAAGCTGTCACCACTACCATCAAAATACCCACTACCACCTACTACAGCAGTATCGTATGCAGCAGTAGGAGCAAATGGACTGAAGGCTTGGACGGATGGTGAGCCGTTTAAAGTAATAGCAAATGCGTTGGTGCTGCTATCAGCAAAACGATTGCTCTGGCACGTTAGCAATGACGTACCACTGATTGCTGTTAATGGTGTCGTACTTGGCGTGAACGCTGACGTATAAACAGCCGTTCCTTTTACGAGACGGACATTGGACATATAGCCATTGCTATACTCACCCGCTTGTCCGGTTCCACCAATAAACATATCGTCACTTGAACCGCCATCAATTGAAGCAGATGATGTTTGAGATGCCTCAAGTACACCATTAATAAACAAACGCCAAGTATTACTGCTTCTTGTTATTGCTATATGAACCCATTGGTTCAAAGGAACATCGGATGTTGATACCAACATCGCTGAACCTGAATTGTAGTTGTATACAAAAAACGAATACTTACCTACATAACTTGAGTGGTTAGAGTGAAGCGACCAAAAGTTAGCACTCCATGATCCAGCCCAATTACCTAATAGTCTAGAGTTTGCGCTTGCGTTTGATGTTATGTACGAAAATGCTTCAAAAGTAAAATCACCAGAACCGTAAGCCAATGCGGCATTAGATGGGGTAGTTAAATATGCTGTACTACCATCAAAGAAATTACTCCACCCTGTCTGACTAAACGGCGTAAACGTACCCTGAGTCGTATTACCATTTCTAGTAATAGTAAAGTTGTTAGTGCTAGAGTCTAAGAACGTATTGTTCTGCGCTCCGTTAGTGCTGCTAGTGTTAAGCAGTAGAGTCGTGCGATTAAAGTATTCATCGACTGCTGTTGCTATAGCAGTCTTAATGCCAGCAAGAGCCGCCAGAATTCCACTCATGACACGTTCCCTGAAATGATACAAACAGTACCGCTAAGAAATACCACCGTTGCCAAGCCACGAGTAGCTAAAGTAACACTAGCCTTATCCGTATCAGTTCCAGCAATATAAGCCGTAGTGATAGAGCAAGTGATAGTTACGCCAGAGCTAGTGTTGTTAGCAATAGCGATAATGTCACCTTCAGCAAATGTCGCATCAGGAATCGTTATAGAGCCACTTGCTCCTACTTGTACATACTTGCCTACATCACCCACAGCTAACGTGTAAGAGCTTGTCTTAGTGCCTACAGCGGGTAAATCACGGTAGCCAATAGGGTTAGTGCCATCAACCGTACAGTTAGTTAGTGTGCCTGAGCTAGGAGTACCTAAGACACCACCATTGACTACAGGAGCACCAGACGAGCCTATATTGACCGCTAAAGCCGTAGCTACGTTAGTACCTAGACCACTAACACCAGTAGCAATAGGCAGACCTGTAGCATTAGTCAATGTAGCTGAAGCAGGAGTACCTAACGCACCACCAGACTGGTATTTGTCCGTATTAAGATTAGTGAAGTTATTATCAACTTCGGTATAACTAAGTGCCGAACCTTTGCCAGCACGAGTAACGATAGTAGACATAATTTACCCCTTATGCCAAAGTTACGGAAAGATTCGTAGCATTTATCTTAAAGATATCACCGTTAGAAATAGTCTTACTTGTATCTAATGCTGAGTGATACAAGAGATTACCTGCCGTTACAGCGTCACGAATACCAACGTGAGTGATAATTCCCCAATCAGCCGTACATTGAGGAAACTCAATCGCAGAGCTATTAGACGTAGCACCACCAGACGGAGCACTAAACGTAATAGACTGACGTACATACGAGCCACCTGTGACTTCAGTACCAGTATCGGCATCTGTAGGATCATTGGTATATAAAGCTAAGAAGGTAGTAGTTGGTGCTGTGTAGTTAGTAGCACGTAACGTACCGTTAATTAATGCGTTTTCCAAATAGTTAGAAATTTCAGCCATGATTTACCTCACAGACATTGACATAGGTTGACCACCGTATTCACCATTCTGGTCGGCAGTAGAAATTGCTGTAATGCTACGATCATACAAAGCAGCCCATGTCTGAAGTCGTGCATCATTCATCAAATATGGTTCAGCTTCGCCTAATGCCGCATACAGCAGAGCATCAGGATAATTAGTTAGGAATACGTTAACAATATTAGTATCAGATAGATACTGTGGCTTACCGTAATACAGCATTTGAATACTGTAGGCATCATCAGGTATAGGAGCAAACTGAATCTCTGAAGCCAGAATCGTGTAGTTCAATGGCTTACCTGAATCAGTAGTCCTAGCTATCGCATAGAATGAATTAGGAGAAAGGTAGGTAACTGAAGAAGCTGGAGTAGTACGTAGATGTACGTCACGCATCTCTAGGAAGTCCGTAGGCAAGCCGATAGTCTCCTCGCCTCCTGTGGTATTAGCACGAGCAACAATGAGCATCTGTCGCGTTCTGATGTCTCTACGGAGCCGTTCTTCAGCCAGTTGGATAAAGTCCGGTATCTGTGATGTCAGATCACTACGACCTAAGTAACTCGCTATCGTAGATTTTAACGAACTGTAATCCGTCATAACTATTTCCCTGAATTGTGTCGTTCTACAGCACCGTCTTCTACATCATCCCATCGATACTCATACGTACCAATGTGACCAATATGCATAGACAGACTGTGATCTACATACGTCTGGAATCCACTATCTAAAGCCTTGATGCAGAAATGCACATCTTCGCCGATAATGCCTTTGCTGCCCCAACCTACGTCATACCACGGCTTTTTAGTAGCCTCGAATACATCTTTATGAATCATTACTACGCCACCACCTACAGCCGTACAAGGCTCAATACCTTCTTTACCTTTAGAGTCTATTTTATGCCAAGCGTGACTAATAATCTTGCCATTTTCGTCTTTATCTAGCTCTAAATTCAATGCTGT